CGTGTGGTAAGAACTGCGTTACCGTATTCGTTAAGAGTTACGGTTACAGCAGTTGGTGTACCAATCGCTACTGAATCTGGGTCAACTTGCTCTGACAGAGCAGTTGTTGCCTTGGACATATCGTTGTAGATTTGAAATACAACGGATGAACCAGGCATTGATTGTCTCGCTGGGCGTTTATCTGCCACTGAACGTAGTAATGGTTGAGAGCGAAGTGCGAACTCAACAAGACGGTCGTATGCTTTTTGTACGAGACCTGCACCATTGGATGGTGTAAAGGCTCCTACGTTGTCAGAACTTGCATATTGACCGCCACCAAGACCACCGTTAGTTGTAGCAGTACCACCAGAGAGCGCGGTATATACATTTGTCATTTCGGTTTATTTCCTTAGTTAGTAGTTATTACGATTGTGCTCCATTAATCATGTTAATGATATCTTCGGCACTTGTTGCTTGGTCGATGCGTAGGAAATCGTCAACCCCACCTGCTGAAATTTGAGAGTTAGCAGCAATAGCATCTATTTGACGTAAGGTAGCAATGTCAGGAGTTACCTCTTGCTTTTGTACCTGTAGCCCAAATACTTCTGCATTCTCTGTAACCCAGTTATCTATTGCTTCAGGAGAAGCATCTAAATCTGCTGGAATAAAGTTCGCAATCTTAGGATTAAGATTTCTTTCCGCTAGGACTGACTTGATAGAATTAGTCCTTTGAGAAGACTTAATGGAAGATAATTCATCCATTAATTCTTTCAACTGTTTGTCTTTCTTTTTAGTGGCTTTTCTTAGTTGTGAAACTAAATCGCCACCAGTTTCTTCGGACTCTAACTCTTCGTCGTCGAAGTCCTGATATACATTGCTCATCGCAATATCTCCCATCGTTGTAGTTTCGCAAGCCACACTCATATTTGGGGTAATATAAATGGCTCTTGCTCCCAGTCTTTGAACTCACCACAGGGCTGGTCGGTCTGTGTGTGGCTTAAATGGTACCTGCTGTACCTCGTGAAAGAGACACTTGAGAAGTTCCGCTTCTACCAGCAAACGCTGCTTGCTCTGTTTGCTCAAGTCTCTTTCGTCTCTGTGAAGCCAAACCTTGGAACTGTTCTGCTTCTAACTCTGTTTGAATATCAGTAACATCTTGTTGATAAATGCTACCAAGTTTACTTAACGCTGTTTGTTGTTCAGCAATTCTTGAATAACCTGCACGTGCAATAGTTCTTGTAAGACCCATTTGTTCTAACTCAGCAGCACGACCAACAGTTAACCCACCTAAACCTGCACGAGCAGCCTCAGAACTAATCTCAGCCTGAGATACACGACGCTTCAAAGATGAAGCCATATCCTCTGGGCTCTTACCAGTTAGTAACGATTTAGCAAAATCAGCCTCAGTTAACGTTGGGAAATAAGTTGCCAACTGTTCTTTAAGAACACTGTCAGCATTTCTAATTTTGTCATACACGTTTTCTACACGGTCTTTAAGTTCAATAGCAGAAACATCCCCACCAACTAATTCAGAGAAAGTTTCTTGCGAAGCCAAATCAGCAAGACCATACCTGTTTAATACTTCTTGGTATTCTTGTTCAGCCTTAATATATTGGGCAGGTGTTAAAGGTTGTGCTTTTCTACCAGCAGCAATATCTGAAGCATAATTTTGTTTATATTTTTCTATACCAGAAAAACGTGCTTTGTATTCTGGTGATTGTTGTAAGGCTAAAGTTATAGCAGTTTCTGTGTACCCTTGATTAACGGTAAGGTCAACAATTCTATCTGCAATGCTTTCACCTAAACCGTATTGTACAGCAAATGCTTTGGCTAAATCAAAAGCACTTTGACGTTGTTGTTGTTTTTGTAATGATTGAGTTAATTCAAATTGACGTCTTTGTTCTGCAGCAAGAGCAGCACCAGGGTCTGGTGGTGGTGGGGCAGCAGCAACCGAAGTGTCACCATACACACCAGAAGGATAAAGAACTTTATTTATTTGGTCATCTAATGCTGTAAGTTGTGCTTTAGTAGGATTCTTAGGAATAGTGATATTAATATCTCTACCTAAAGATTGAGCAAGTTCTACTCTTTGATTTAAATATTCACTTCTAGAAGGTTTCTTTGGTGCCATTTATTTGCCCCCGAAACTAAAACCAAAATCAGTTAACACATTCTTCAACGAACCAAGAACAGACTCAGTAGCATTATAAGTATACTGCCACGCAGGATTCTTTTTAACTTCTTTAACAAAATCTAAAGCATTCATGCCATTAACCAAACCAGTTTGAATAAGAGGATTCTTAATATCAGTAATACTTTCTTCTAAATATTGACTTGCGTATTGAAGATACGGAGAAGCAACATCCCTTAAAGTAGCACCAGCCTTAAACCTTTCAGCAAAATTAGGATACATCTGAGCAGCCAAATCAGCATACTGTTTCTTTACTTGACCGACACTAGCACCGCCAGTTCTAATCGCATCAAAAACATAATTCTTAAACTCTGAAGAAGTCTTATCAATAGTACCACCATAATCATCTATTGCTTTATAAATGTCATTAGCATATTTTCCAGCCTGACCAGCAATAAAATTGTTATCAAACTTAACAGAATTAAAAACTATCTCATCTAACTGAGTACCCTTTAAACCAAACAAAAGAGTTTTCTTGGCAAGGTCTTGCAATTCTAAAGTTGAAGGAACAGGTGCACCAATAGTTAAAAACTTGTTTTTAATTTCATCAAGTTTTAATCTAAACTTTTCTTGATAACTAGCAGGGTCCAATAAAAGGCTTGAAAAAATTTCTTGTTTAACATCTGCTGAAAACTTTTGCCAAAACTTTGTTTGCTGCAACGCAGCCTTTAATGCTTTCTCAGTCTCTGGACCTTGTTGACCTTTAAAGTCTTGAAATATTTTACCAACTTCTTTATCGGTAAGGAAAGCCCTATCAATCATTGCTGCTGTTAAAGCAAATGATTCACCTTCATTTTCAAAACCAGCACCAGTAGTAGCGCTGGCTTCCATGCCCTGTGCGCCTTTATTTATATTTCTCAAATTAGGATTTCCCGCAATCTGTTCATTGTAAGTAGACCAATGTGTAAAGCCTTCATTCTTACCTTGCTTTTCTTTAGAACTCCACAACTTGTATGCTGCTTTAGCGTTAGTTAATGGGTCATACAATTCTTCATTTGATTTAAGACCAAACCATTTCCTACGTTGTTCACCCATCTTAGGATTTCTTGGGTCATCATCTTTCATATTAATTTGAAATAGACCGTAAGATAAATCTCTACCCTCTGGATTAAAAGCCCTAGTATTATTAGTAGATTCTAATTGAGCAATCTTAACCATAGTAGGAATAGCAGACTCAGGAAAACCTGCCTGTCTTAAAAGTTGTTCAATCTGTCCTTGGCTATACTGCATTAGGATTTTCACCTAAAATTGGTTTATTAATAAATTGTGTTTCGTTTTCTAAATCACTTACCAAAGAACTTAAAACATTATTAAACGTTTTATAACCACCAAAACCTTCACCATATTCTTGGGCACCAGGTGTGGCTAAAGTAAACTCGCTTGCAAAATCATTAAGGTCTGCTTCAGTAAAACCACCAAGAGTTGTATCAGGACCTGCACCCATACCAGGAACAGAACGAACTGGATTACTTGACGCTTCACGTTGAAGAGCAGTAAAGAATGCTTGCTTCTCTTTATCGGTAGCACGGCGTCCAACGTACTCAATATAGGCTGCATCAACTTCAGCATCAGCATCTCTTCTAGATGGAACGTAGGCTGTTTCTTGCGAAAAATCAGGTTTAAAGTTATTGGCAAAATCATCATAAGTAAATGCTTCAGTATCATCTATAATATTTTGATAATTTTGAAGACTGTAAACATAAAGAAAAGCATTAGTTGCTGTACGAAAGAATGAATCAGCAACACCTTTTTGAGCCAGACTACTTCTTACTTGTGGTAATTGAAAACCAGCACTTTCATAAAAACCTTTATCTAATAATACTTTTTTAAATTCATCAACCCTGTTATCTTTAATTAAATCAGCAATTAGTTTTTCTTGAGCAGTAACAGCATCATAAGCAACAGCAGTAGTTGTCATTTCTGAACCCATGTAAGATTTTTGAGGAACAATAACCGCAAAACTTGGATTAAGGTCCCCACCTTTTCCTGCTAAAGTTTCTGCTTGTTCATTTGCTGGAAGAATAAATGTTATAAGACCAGAAGTAGGGTCTAAACCAATACCTTTACTACCAAGAAGAATTGCTTTATCAACAACCATTCCTTTTTTGTATGCTGGTAATTCTTCTACTTCTTCTGCTTGATAAGCAGTATCATCAGGGTTCCAGTTTTTAAAATCAACAATAGATGATTTAGGTTCAGGTTTAGGTAATTCAATTTCTTTTGCTCTATTAAGTTTAATTAATTCATTTGAATCAACATAAGTAGTACGACTTATTGTGTCAATCTTAACACCAGGAACTTGTTTTAATTCTGCTGCAGTTAAAGAAATAGTAAAACGTTGAGGTAAAGCCATACTGTCAGTAGCAGAACCTAAAGGTTTTTGACCACTAACCCCAAGAGTGGGTTGATTATTTTTACCTATAGTTGAAGGCCTAGGCCCCACATATTCAAAAGTATATAATCCAGTAGTCTCATCATACGTACCGTTAACTATCATTTAATTTGTGTATCCCTACTTAGGTCTTTTAATATTGGAATTAATATTGCTTTATTAGCCTGACGAACAGTGTAATCAATATTACTTAATACAGATAAATCAGCAAGGGCTTCATCCCTAACCATTCTTCTAAATGAAGAACTCATACCATTATCGCTATTAATCTTATAAGCAGTCTCACTCATAATTTTTAACGCTTTATTTAATCTATCTCTAGTAGCAGGTTCCATTTTAACAGACTCATCTGCTAAAAGATAAGTTAAATTAGTAAGATATTGTTTTTCTTTCTCAACACCAAAGTCACCAGTAGCAAAACGTTGTCTTAATAAAGGATTAGAATTAAGAATCATCTCTTGTGCCAAATTCATTTGAGCACCGATTTGTTTAATAGCAGTAGTATCAGCAGTTCTGCTAATCTCTTCTGTTGCGCGTTCTTCTAAATCAAAATAGTTTTGTCTATCAACAGCGATTTGAACTTCGCGTAAATAGGTTTCTAAATCCCTATTATCAATTAATTCAGCAGCCTCAAACCAAGCATAAGTAGAAGCAGTAAATTCACCAACACTAGGTGCTGCCAACCATGCTGCTTCACCATACTTATCAATCAAACCTTTGTTTTTAATATACCAATTTTTAACTTCTTCGGTTTTCTTAAAAGCAACATCTGTTGTTTTCTCTGCACGAGAAACAGTGTAAATAAGTTTATTAGGATTCTTGCCAATATAGATGGCTAATGCTTCCTCATATGGGTCATCTATTCTAGGATTAGGGTTAGATAAGACGCCTTCAAAAATGTCAAAGAACTCTTGTCTAACACTTACAACGCCTACTTCTTTTAGAAATTCAGGTATATCTTTAGTTTCTTTTAACGTAGGAGAAACAGGTATTGGAAGTAAACCAAGTAAGTTACGCATAACAACTAAGTTATGTCCTGATATACGAGTATTCTTAATGTACTCATATTGTTCTTCAGGTGTTGCGTCAACAGGTAAACCTTTACCGTGTGCTGCATTGTAAGCAATTACTTGATGAACAGCAGATGCTTCTTGTTTGTCCTTTTCACCTTTACCAATAATGCTCCACAATCTGTTTACAGATAATGGAAGTATGGCTTTTGTTAAATCTAAATTATCGCCAATATCGCCAAGAAGAATGTTATCAAGTTTATCTGCAGCATATCTGCCATCTGGCCCTAAACGACCAAGAATTGATTTAACTAAATAAATATTTAAACTTGCTAATGGACCAGATAAGGTTGGTGTTGTAGCATCAGGTCCAAATGATGGGTTTAGTTGCTGTAATTTGAAAGTAAAATCACCAACAAGTGGTTGACTGTACCCAGGTTTTCCACCAGTTAATACCCTTAAAGGCTTATCAACTACTTGGAATATTAGGTCATCCATAGGCATAACAAGGTACCCTTGACCCTGTGCATCTTCGTGAATAAACCCTGAAGCACTTAAACCTAATGCGCTAAGACGCATTCTCATAATTGTTTTTAATGAATGGTCTTTTAATCTGTATATTCTTCTAATAAAATCTTCTGTTGCACGATAAAAACGTGAACCGTTACGCATATTAAAAGCAAGCGCTGTTCTAACATCAGGATTATCTGCAAACTTCATAATTGAATTTAATGCATCTTGAACAGAATATTCAACCATTGCTTTTGCTGTTAATCCATCTGCATATTCAATTGCTTTTGAAAACTCTTTTTCATTAAGTTTTCTACCAAGTTCAAATTCTTTATTTGATATAGACTTAGAAAGCATTTGGTCAAAATACGAGTCTCTAAATCCACCTTTACGAAAGTTATTCATTCTTTCAAGATAGAAAACCGTAAAAGCAGGTGTACGAAAATATGATGTTACTTGCTGGTCCATTGCTTCAAATATTTTAGTACCATATTCAGCAAAGTATTCTTTTAAGTTAGTTGGTCCTGCTTGAAATGGTACCAGTAAATCACCAGCAATTAGGTTATCTTTAACAAGTTCATCAAATTCTTCAATAGGAAGTTGGTTCCATCTAAAAGTTGTAATTACTTTATCTATTTCACCTTTAGATATTTTCTTAATACTTCCTTGTTTAACCCTATTAAACAATTTAGTATTGAATACACTTAAATCTGCTGAACCGTGAAATGATTTACGTAAATCTAAGATATGTTGTTCGGCCCAACGTGTTAAAATTTCTAAATCTGAGGCTGAACCTTTTAAAGCAGCGTACTCAGATAAAGAATTTAGAAGATTACGCCCAGGACCATCTGCTAATTCTTTCATTGGGTCAACTAATAAACCTGATTTAACATCTCTAACTAGGTCTAAGTATGTTTTTCCTGCAGGTAATCTGATACCAAGTAGTTTTAATACATCAGTAACAGCGTTAGTAAAGTCTTGTTGGGTTTCTAAACCATTATTTCTAAGAAATATCTGTTGAGGGGTATCAACAATATCACCAAATTTTTTGTAATCGCTACTAAATCTTGCAGAAACGTTAGCGTATTGCCCTAAAATTCGTTCTGCTCTAGCAGCACTACCAGGAAGATTAACCCATTTGCCTGGATTTTTAACACCAAGTTCTTTCATGGCGGTTTCCATGACTTCATTGGTCATTAAATCTTCTGTTGGGCGAAGATATCCACCACTTAAACCAGCAGTTCTTGCTTGAGATGAAGCAAGTGCGTCAAAACCTAACGGATTATATACAAAAAGTTCTTTAATAGATTCAATATCTGAATCATCTAAACCTCTAGTACCAGGAATATGTTTACCTAAACCTTGGTTTATTTTTAATCTATCTAACGCAAGAGCAAACAACCTAGTTGACAATGCTTTTTTCTGAGCATCAAAATTTTCAGGAAATTCTTCTTCAATTGCTTTTTGAAGAGCAATACGTTCTTCATTACTAATCATATTTTGTATTTTAAATACGTGTTCACCTGTAAGGGACAAGCCTTCTGGTTTACCTTTAGCAGCAGCAAGTAATTTAACGGCTGTTCTTCCTGTGCCACGTAAAAAATTGTACATAACTTCTTTAGGTGCATAAAGAGTAAACAAAAATAGTTCATCTATTGTTGCACGAATACCAAGTTTAGGGGCAAGAGTTAATAAAGTCCAAGCATTAGTGTATTGAGAAACTGCTTGACCATTAATAATTACACCTAAACGACGCAATCCGTTAAAAACTCTGGCATTATCTGATTTAAGTTCAGCAATTTTAAGCCAATCTAGTTGACTAATTGCTGGTGTAAATTGAAAGTTATGTAAAGGTGATTGAACTTTTACTTTATCAAACTCAGCACCTAGTTCAGAACCTATTCTTGCTAAATCACTTACTTCTAAATTTTTAGGAATGTCAAGAATATTACCTGTAGCAAAAGTTCCTAAGCCACCAAATTTTTCTTGAAGTATTGTTTCAATAATGGTAGAGCCACCAGGGGTAGCACCTAAACCACTGCTATATAAAACATCTGTGTATAAACCTCTAAGAAGAACTATTCTGTCATATTCTTTTAAGTCAGCAAACCTTTGAGTTAATACTGCTGCTTCTTCTTTAGGTAAAACTAAACGTGCTGTGTCTCTAAAAGTATTTAATGTTTCCCCAACCATATCATCATTTGTAAAGATTGGTCGACCAAGTGGTGCACGTGATGCAAGTTTATTTACTTTTGAAGAAAATGATTTCATTTGAGTTGCAGCAAATATAAACAATGGGTCAGATTGTCTTAAATCAGCAATACGCGCTGCTGCTTTGGAAATATCTGTTCCAACATCAATGTATTTACCTTCAAGATAGGCTGTGTCAACAACGTTATCTGTTTTTTGAATTGCTTCGAAAAGGTTAACATCTGTTGTACCTTTAAGTCTGCTGCTAAATATGTCACCAATTGATTTACGAATTGAGTTAGCCCACAATGAAGACTTAGTTGCGGTAACAACATTATTAGTTCTGTAAAATATCATGCTGTTAGATTTGCCACTAAATAAATATTTAGTATGTTCTGCATTAAGAAAATATTGGGCTGCAGTATCAGCATCTTCAATATATTTATTTGGACCTATTTTGCTATAGTTAGGATAAATTTCACCAAAAGCAAGTTTACGAACAATAGCATCATTATTATATGCGGGATAATTTTGACCAATAGCAGTCATAACTCTTGCTCTAGTTTCTGGGGTACCTTCTCGATATTGTTTTAACAAAGGCCCAAGACCAGGAGTTGAACCAGGTATGCCGTTCCATACTTTTCTAACTTCATCAAATTCAAATACTTTAGAAACTGCTAATTCAGGTGCAATACCTTTTTTCCACAGTTGCCCATAAACAGCACCTTTATTAATAATAGGTGCTTTAGGTTGTAAATTTTCTTTTAAAGTCATTTTAGCAAGAGCACCAACACGTTGCCCTGCTGGAACACTTTTAACTATTGCTTTACCTGCAGCCCAGGCACCAGCAGTTGCCCAAGTTAAAGGGTCTGCAATTATTTGAAACGTTAAATCATACGCTCCAGAAATTCTGTCAAAAATCTTTTCTTCAATAAGTGGTGCATCAGGTGATAAACGCATTTGTTTTCTGGCAACTTCTCTACCAGGACTTACTTGTGCTCTACGATAATCACCAAGAATGTCAGCGAAGTCTTCAGGGTTTTCTTGCATAAAAGATAAAGCACGTTCAATTTCAGGTGTTACCCCACCTGCTTCTTCAATTACTCGACCAGGTGTCCATCCTGTTACTAAACCTTTTGCTAAAGCAGACATACCTGGACCGTATGTTTCTTCTAATTTTTTTGTATATTCTACGTTCCATATACGTTTACCATCCCAGTCATCAGACCAGAAGTTAAGCATGCTTGGTGTGTATTGACCTGTTTGCTTAGCATAAGCAAGTGTTCCACCAACAGTTCCAGTTAATGCTTGGCTGTAACCTTGCAATAGTTTCATTGCACCAGTAAAAGGTGATTGAACTACTGTTTTAGCAATGGAACCTAGTGCTCCCAGTATTGTCCAGTTACTTGGTTTGTTTAAATAATCTGGGTTATCAAAAACATTCTTTAATGCTTCTTGAACACCATCATCAAGTTTAAGAAATTCTTCATTGGCTTCTTTGTTTTCCATTTTAAGTAATTCTCTATGTTTGTCATAGAGTTTACTCCAAGTGTTAATTTGTTGTAAATCTTGTTGAGGTAAATTAGCGCGATAAGAGGCTACTGCTAATTCTGGTAAGTATTGGTTACCACTAGGGCTAAAAGGTTCTGGTGGATTCCATCCTGGGATTCGAGACATTAATACCCGAAACCTTTGCCTTGACCTTCCATTGCCATAAAAATATCAGCAACACCTGCAATATCTTGTACTTCTGGTTTACTTAACATTTCACTTGCAACTGTTGCAGGGGTTCTTTGATTACTTGGTGGTAAATTAATAAAATTTGGTCCTGGACCAAAAGGCATACCAGCAGTTTGAGGTTCATCAAATCTTTCAGATGGTGCAGTAAGTTGAGTGATTGGGGATGTTGCAGCGTAAGAAGAAATAGGTTTAGACATACCACCACGTCCACTGCCAACCATATTTGGAGTTTGACCAGCCATGTCTGCACCTTGTTGAAGACCTAAAAGTTCTTGACCTTCACCATAAGAACCACCAGCCATGTATCTTGCTGGTTGTCTAGAAACATTTAAATCAGTTCTTTTGGAATTACTACCAGGACCTGATATTTGTTCTCTAATTGCCATTAATCTTCGTCCTCATCAAATTCTTTATCGTCTAGTTGAATGTGTGCTGCGTCTAGCATTCCTTTAAGTTTCCAATTTGGAGACTTACCGTCATCTATTACGTGCAAAAAATATTTTCCTTCAGAATTAATCATTTCAACAACTGTTATGACGGCTG